TGAGGGTTGGATTGCAGATATATTCTCTAAAGGTTTAGGTGGTTCTTGGAGTACAGTTAAAGAATTTGTCTATAAAAAATTTTTAGGTAAATTGAATGATATGTTTGGAAGTAAATTGGACGACGAATTAATTGAGGCAATGTCAATTGGTCTTACAAACATAGATCTAACTAAAGATTGGCGTAAATTTTTATCTCCAGTAAAAAATTGTAACTTTTTCTCTGATAAAATTTTAGATGGTGTAATTGAATATTACATTAACAGAAAAATAAATCAAACCTTTGGTCAAAGTTTCTTGGGTGATTCCATTAGAAACGCAGTTTCAGATGCATTATTAAATCAAGAGAACGTACAAGCATTACAAAACGTAGTTGGAAATATTGTTTGTAAAACATTACAAGCGGCTTTTGGTATGGGTAGTACTGATCAACCTTCAACTGCACCTTCCACTTCAAGTGTTAAACCAACTGAAGATGGAATGAGACCTTCATTAGTCTAAAAACATTAAACCCCCGAAAGGGGGTTTATTTTTTTAAAGAAATTCGTAAACGACGTTACAATGTTTTTTAGGTATTAGTTTTATACCATTATTTGGTGATTTATAGTAATAAGTCACCTCTTTTAAAGTTCTTTCTTTATTTAAAAAGGATTCACTATACAAACACACATCAAGTTCTTTACCATCAAAATTATACCAATCACCATAAAATTCTTTTAAATTTATTTTACTATTAGTTCTTTCATTAAAAAATTCGGGTAAAATTGTAACTCTTGCAACTATTCTATCTTTATTTTCCATATTTTTTTATCTTTAAAAGAATATATTATTTTTTTAAAAAAAGTAAATGTGTAATTTTTTAATAATATAGTAAAAATTTTTCTATATTCAATATATTTATTAATGAATATTGTGTATAAAAACAATAAAATTAACTATAATAAAAAAATTTAAAACACTAAGAAAATGGCTGATTTGCTGTTAAAAAGTCCAGTACCTTATGAACCTAAACGTAAGAATAGATGGATATTAAGATTCCCTGCAGATTTAGGTATACAGGAATGGTGGTTAGCTACTGCTAACAGACCTACAATAAACCAAAACGCGGTTGAGATTCCATTCATCAATACATCAACTTTCGTAGTTGGTAGATTTAAATGGAATGCGATTGGATGTACACTTAGAGATCCTATCGGACCTTCAGCGGCTCAGGCTATCATGGAATGGGTTCGTTTACATTCTGAATCTGTTACAGGTAGACAGGGTTACGCAGCTGGTTATAAGAAAGATATTGAATTAGAAATGCTTGACCCTACGGGTGTTACAGTAGAGAAATGGATTCTACAAAGTACTATGTTAGCCGGTGACACCAGTTTTGGTTCATTAGGATATGGTGACGATGCTTTAGCGGATATTACCATATCTTTACAACCTGACCGTTGTATATTAGTATACTAATATTACTTTTAATGAAATAATTAAAATTCCATATATTCATTTATATGGAATTTTTTTTGTTTTTTAATGATATTTATTTAATAAAACTATAAAAAAATGGGAAAAATTTTTAAAAATATTAACGAGGAGTTAGAAAGAATTAAAACTCTAATGTTTGAGACGGATAATCTCATATTAAATGAAAAAAAACAATTAAATGAACAAGAGGCTAGTGATAAATTTAAAACATCACGAAGTTCTTTTAAATTGGCAAAAGTTAGTGATGTAAACACAATTTTAAGAGGTGGTGCATCCAAATTTGATACTTACAAAGTTAAGGGAACAGGAGTAATTAATTTATTCGATAAAGACGGAAAAATGACACCTGAAGGTATTGAATTAATGAAAAAATCAGGTTTAAATTTACCTGCAGGACAGATTGTAATGCGTATTGGTAAAGTAGACGATCCTAATACTGATAAAATATTTTTCCAAGTAATACCAACAAAAGAACTTAGTGTGGTTACACAAAGTGGTGACATTAAAAATGTAGATCCTTCAGAGTTGGAAAAATTACCTACAGTACAAGATGTTAAGCCGTCAACACCTGCTAGTACGTCCACAACATCCTCAACACCTTCTTCAAGCGAACCTTCATCTACACCGTCTACTACAAAAACTGTAGACATTTCTAAACTTGAATCAATGAAAAATAAAAAGGCTTCTGATTTTGGTGTTGATAAAATGAGGGATATTACTAAAGATTTGGCAAAAGGTGGATATGGTTGGGAGATACCGGGTAAAAAATTCTATGCGGATTATAGTTTTGATCCAAAATATCCAATAACTTATACTGTAGAAAATGGTATCATAGTAGATATTCACTATACAGAACCTAATGCAACTAATGAAAGTTTTAACATGGATTTAATATTTGTTAATCCATTACTTTTTGAATCAATCGTAAATGAACAAGCCGCTCCGACCACAAAAAAATATAAATGTATTGGTCGTTGTGCGGATAATGTAGAAGCTTTTTCCGACGCACTCTCTAAGTTAAGTCCAACTGACGCTGCAGTAGATAGTGCGAAAACTGATGCAGCAAAGACTACTACAACGGATACAGAAAAAACTACGACAACTGATACTGCGACAAAAGATACTACTGAAACTACTGAAGAAAAAGTTTATTATAGAGATGGTGACCCATACGAGTACAAAGTAATAAACAATGTATGGCACGCAAGAAAAAAAGGTACATCAGGTAAATGGTTAGATATAACAAAATACAAATCTTCAGTTGATATTCTCAATAAAGAGTTTCCTGAAGCTAAAGGTGCTCAATCTACAGGTGATGGTACGGATTCGGGTAAAAAAACTGGTGAAACTGAAAGTGGTGAAGAAACAACAAAAACCACTACTAAATCTAATAAAACTTGGGAGCGATCATTTAAACATGGTGGTACAGTTAGATTAACATATACCGATAATTTAATTGATCCGACATTAGAAAACATTGAAAACATGCAGGAATTAGTGGAAAGTTTAGTTGATTGTTTTGATCCGGGTGATGTTAGAGAACGTATATATGATGCTAGAGATTTTGGGGATTTCCTTAAAAATATGAATGGAGTTAAAATTAATTTACCTTCATTTGATTCTTTATTACAAAATGTTAAAAAAAATCGCACAACTGGTGCTGGGAATCAGGCAAGTGGAGATGGATTACTAAGGTGGTTTAAAAATTCTTCAGAAGAATATGTAGGTCAAAGACCTTCATTTATATTCTTTATGGATAGTTTGTACAATAAACGCGAAACAGAAACTTTCTCACAGGGTATAGATGGTATGTGCAGTGTATTTAAATATGCTAAAAGTGATGATGCCGAATTAGAGACATTTATAAAATATGTTAAAATATTCTACCCTAATAATAAATGTACTGCAAATACAAAACCAACAACAAGTTAATAAAAAAATAAATTTTTAAAACCCCCTTAAATGGGGGTTTTTAATTTTAAAGATATTTATTTACATGAAGATTTTAATTACCGAAAAACAATTAAAAAAAATAATTGAACAAGAAAATTTAATAACCGATAAATTTTTATCAGTTATGAAGAATATAAAAAATATTGTATCGGGTAATTTAGATATGTATAAAAATGTTATACCGGGAATTGCGGACAATTATTATGGGAAAGATACAGTTAAATCTGACGCGTTTAGGCACATATTGGCGGCCGCTTTTTTTACCACAACTATTGGTGATAAATTAACTTGGTTTGGTGGGGAAATAAATGAATTTTTAGGTGCATTAAAAAATTATTTTAAAGGTGAGGGTTTTGATAGCGGTTGGGTTATGGATAGTGAAAATAACTCTTTGGGTATTAGTATAGGTAAACAAAATCCTAAAACTGACATTGATGAATTATCTAAAATAGTTAAAAAGGTTGTAGATTCGGGAAATTTTTATACCAAAAAAGGGATTCTTTTTAAAAACGACCCTAACCCTGAAAAATAAATTAGTTTTTATTGACTAATCCATTTAATATTATATTATTATGTTATGGAAAATACACAAATACCTTACGACATTATTCAATTAGCATCCGATGGTTTATTATACCCTAACGGACAAAAATCAGTTAAAGTTGAGTACTTAACTGCAATGGATGAATCAATTTTAACCTCATCCAATTTAGCATCCAAAGGTTTGACTTTCGAAGTCTTAATAGAAAGAAAAGTTAAAAATTTAGATTTTCATCATTTAGATCTTTTACGTGGAGATAGAATGTCAATTCTAATATGGTTAAGATCTACAGGATATGGTTCAGATTATCCAATTAGAGTTTATTCTCCAAAAGAAGATAAAATTATAGATGCAGTTTTTGATTTGACTACTCTAAAAACAAAACCTATTGGCGCTAAACCTGACGAAAAAGGTGAGTTTGATATGGTTTTACCGATTTCAAAAAAGTTAATTAAATTTAAATTATTAACGGGTAGAGATGAAAAAGAAATATCCAGAAAAGATGAAGAATGGATGAGTCGGGGTAACGAATCGGATAGAGGTCGTTTTATTTTGGAACAACAGATAGTTGAAATTGGTGGTGAAAGAGACATAGTTAAAGTTTTACAAGAAATTGCAAAATTACCTTTGAAGGACTCTATAGAATTTAAAAGATACTCCAACTCGATAGAGCCAGGAATTGATTTTAATATTACGGTAGAGACTCCCGGAGGTGAGTCAATAGAAACCTTTCTTAATATCAGACCTGATTTTTTCATTTTATGATAACGAATACATGGGTTATCTGACTAAGAAGTTTTATATCTTAAAAAAACATTTAAACATATCTTATTCCGATTTTTTAATTATGCCCGTTTATTTACGAGAGTCCGTATTAAACCTACTTATTGAGGAAAATAATCCTAAATCTTAATATTTATTATTAAAGATATTATGGATTCTAGAAATAAACAATCAGGTAAATCATCGTTTTCGCCGCTTAAAATAGTTGGATTGCCTTTCAGGGCATATAGAGATTTTTTTGGTAAACCTTTGAAAAGTGAGGAATATAAACACACTTTTAACCAAAGAATGCGTTTAAAAATTATTTTACCAAAATTATTTAAAGGTAAAAATTTAAATTCATCGGATCGTGCCTTTATGGATTTTTTTAATGATTTTATAACAGGTCATGGTTCGCCTCCTGTTGATCAGAGTGACACTACGATGAAATGTGGGTACATGCAAGATTGTAAACCTTATATCTTTAAAAAACGTTTTTCCGTAAAAAGAAAAGAAGATACGAACAATACTGATGATAAAAATAAAACAAGTACACCATTTTCCCGATACAAAATAACTTTTGGGAAAGAATTAAAATTAAAAAATGGAAAAATTTTTAAAAAAGATGGTATATATGAAATTAAGTTTTTGAGAGAACCAAAAAAAACTCCAAATGGTACAGAATTTTATGTACGTAATACTTTTTTAGATGAAGATGATTTTTTAATTTTAAAAACTGATCACCCAACGGGGATTGATAACCCATTAACTTTTCAAGTTTACCAAGACAATCTAAAAAATCCTTTGAGAACCCCTATTGATTTGGGTAAAATGCCTCTAAAAATTACTAAATTTTAATAGAAAGTCATGGCAAAAATTGATGATAAAATTAAACAGTTAGAAAGTTTAAATGCTGAACTAAGAAGGAAACTTACACAATATTTATCTGGTTCTTTAGATGAAGGTGCATTTGAACGTGCTTATGAAAAGATTGAAAAGAAACAAGAAAAATTAAAAGATGAGATATCTAACATAGGTAATATCTCAAGTCAACAAAGTAGTAAGATTAGACAATTAGAAAAAGATTTTGATAAAATGTCTAATCAGGCAAGTTCAACCGTTGGGGCACTTGGTACTAAAACCAAACAAACTGGGGATTTTTTAAGTGACTTTTTTGGGAGTATGTACGACGGTCTCAATAGAGGTCAGGGTGGATGGAAACAAATGAATACTTCACTTGATGAATTTTCGGGTACGTTAAATATTCTTGATGGACAAAATATTGAATTTTGGAGAGAATATCATAGACGAATACGTGAGGTTGGGGTTGCTTACGGGTTAAGCGGTCAACGTTTAGAAGAATTTAAAGAAAGTAATTTAGAGCTTGAACGTTCTTTTGTTGCCACAGGTTTAGATGTAACACAACTTAAAGATGGTATTAGTGGATTATATGATGTTACAGGACAAGTAAATCAATTATCACCTGAATTTGCTAAAAATTTAGGAAACATTTCGTCTGTCATGAATATGACTACTGGTGAAGTAGGTCGATTTATGGGAGAGTTTAAAAATCTGAACGTATCATTTGGTACTACAACTAAACTTTTAGAAGACTTACGTTATTCTGCCGAAAAATCTGCTTTAAATACAAATCAAGTTTTAAAGAAATTTACAGATAATTTTGCCGATCTAAATAAATATTCATTTAGGAATGGTGTTCAGGGTATGATGGATATGGTTAAACAATCCACTCTCTTAAAAAGTAATATGAATGCCGTATTAACTTTGTCGGATAAGTTAATAGACCCCGAACAAACTATGGAATTTGCCGCTAATATGCAATTATTAGGTGGTTCTTTTTCTCAATTGGGTGACTTTAATCAATTAATGTACGATGCGGCAGTTGCTCCTGAAGAACTACAAAAAAATATAGCAAAAGCTGCGGCTAGTTTAGGTACGTTTGAAGAAAAAACAGGTCGATTGGATTTGAGTTTTGTTGATAGAATGCAATTAAAACAATTGGCGGCACAAACAGGACAATCTGAAAAAGAATTAATGAACATGTCCACTACATTGGCCAAGATTGATAGAATGAAATATTCTATTAATATACCTGATCTCACAGAAGACCAAATGAATGTTTTGGGTGCAATGGCGGAGTTTGATACTGAGAGAGGCGAATATATGGTTAAGGTCGGAGGTGAAACCAAATCTGTTGCCGAATTAAGTAAGGAAGATATAGATAAAATTTCAGAAGTAAAAGAAGATCAAACATTTGAAAATCTTAGGGTTTCAAGAATGGATACTGCAGATATAACTGCAACTAATTTAATATTAGGTCAATATAGTACATTAGATATGTTTAAGGTTTTAGGTCTTGACAATGAAAAGATAAAGGAACAATCTAATGAAACTATGAAAGTTGTGATAGATTCTTTCCATCAAAATGTTAAAAAAGGTATATTTGAACCGATTGAAGATTTTGCTTCTACATTTGCCGAAAGTAAAGTAACTGACTTCTTAAAAGAATTTACAAATGGTTTTATTGAATTTGAGGGAATAGTTAAAAATGTAACTAAAGATATAAAATTAAGTGATGCCGGTAAAATAATTGATGAAATATTGGGTGGGTTTATGGATTATCTTGAAAAAGAAACCTCAAAAACAGAAAAGGGTGAATCTATAAAACATGAAGACGGTGGTATATTGGTAGGTAAGTCACATTCGGAGGGTGGTATTCCTTTTACAGTTGGTGGTAGACCAGGTTTTGAAGCAGAAGGTGGTGAAGTTCTATTAACAAAAGGTGTTAGTCAAAATTCTGAACTTCTATCTGCCGCATCAAATATAAATGAAATGGCAGGTGGTAAAAAACTATTTGCAAAAGGTGGTGTTGTCACAAAAGGTGATATTCAAAATAATGATTTTGATACTTTAATTAGAGTGGTAAATGATTCATCATTAGTGACGGATTACTTTTTAGAAAAAATTGATGCTACTTTAAATGATAGTCGTGACATTTTAAATAAAAATAATGAAGAATTAATAAAATTTTCTAGTTTTAAACCTTTGGTAGAAACGGAAAAAAATACGTCACAAATAGTACCTAATTTTGAAATTGATTTATCTTCATATAAAACTGTAATTGATGACGCTTTTGATTTATTGTTTTCTGATATTACAAAAACATTAAGGGAATCAGTTGAGAGTGTACCTTTATTAGATTTAGATAATGTTTTATCAACTGTTAGAGACATATCATTAGGTTTTAAAGATTTTATGTCTAAAAAAATAGATGATAGTGAATCTACAAATTTAGAAAGAAGTGGTGAAAATATTGAACGACCAAATTTAGGTTTTGTTGAAAAAGTAGAGTCAAATAAAATGACTGAACTACCTGCAGTATTCGATATTGCACTTAAAAAATTCAGTGAAATAAATAAAGAAAGTTCAACTTACGGTGATACAATAACATCGACTAGTTCAAAAATTGAAAGTTTAATAAATAATTTAAATAATCCGTCCATTAGAAATGAATATAATAACACTTCAGTGGGTTATAATGTTAGTAATATAAAAAAAGAAGAAGAGAATAAAAATTTCACAGATTTAAATTCAACTAATTACAGTATTTCTAAGAAAGATAATAAAGAAGAAAATTATCTTTCAAATTACTATACTAATAACAAAGAAAATTTAATGTCTAATGTTGGTGTAGTTACACCTTCTATGAAAGATAATAAAGAAGAAAATTATATTTCAAATTACTATACTAATAACAAAGAAAATTTAATGTCTAATGTTGGTGTAGTTACACCTTTACCAACATCCATTGATATTTCTAATAAGGCAACCGATGAAAGATTAAAACAAGGTGGTTTAATTCAACGACCAGAAATGTCAGTGGGAACAACTTCAATACAACCTATGTCAGGTAAAATAGATATTGGGGGAAATATTAGTTTTGATAAAATAGTATTGGAATTGGGGGACAGACAGTTAATGACTGAATTACCTGCTAGTGTAAAAGACGGTATTTTAAAAGAAACTGAAGAAAAAATTAAAATTTATTTACAAGGGGCATATTCTACCATAATTACTAATCCAAGTGGTATAAATGATGGTAAATTTTCATCTAGACCGGAGCAATTGGTAAGTTAAAATTTAACCCTGATAAACAAGTATATACATTTTTTTTAAAAAAATACTATTTACTTTTGATTTTAATGTCCTATTTTTGGACCCTAGCAAGTTTATAACTGCGTTTATTATAAACAAGTGTTAAATATATATCCTTTACTTGAAATAAAAAACACTTTTATTGGTATTTATAAAGAAAAATGCCGATAGGATTATTAAATAACCAGTTTATACAGGATTTAAGAACTACTCTATTAAATAGAAATTTAAATCCTACTACAGAGGCGAACCTAGGTGGGCTTTCATCGTTAAATCTCGATAGAGGTACTCCCACTGATACTTCACTTCCGCAGGGAGAATATATACCTTTTAACCAATCAACAGTATCTTCATTAGGTTATTACCAATTGAAGAACATGTCTTTAAAAAACAGATATGCCCCTTCAGAATTTACTGAAGTAGAAATTACGGATATCTCATCAATCGCAGGAAATATTGGTACATACACCAATTATGCTAGAACTCAAACGGCTAATGATTTTGATCTAAAACAGTTTGTTTTAAATTCCCCAAGTATATTAGGGTATAGTGATACTCCGTTAGGTGTAATTGGTGCAGAACAATTAAAATTTTCATTGGAAGCAAATATTGCCCAAAATACTATAAAAAACACTGCGGGAAGAGTAAATCTTAATTTATTTAGTTTATTAAATGGTGAAGAGTTCTTAATAAGAAATTATCAAATAAGTGAAGTACCAAATACTCCATTAGGGTTTTTTGTCAATTTAGCACAAAAATATAGTGGTTTTGAAATACCAAAATCGTTTTTACCTGCGGATGCATTTGGTTTTTTTGATTCTCTTTTTGATGGTAAAGTTATTTATGGAGATTGTAATTTAGAAGATTTGTCTTTTAAAGATCAATCTAGAATGAAGGGTATAGACAGAAATAATTCTTTATTAAGATTTACCGGTAGAGGACAAAGGGTACAATTATTTAATATGTTAGGTATAAATAAATACAGACCTAACTACGACGATCCAAACGGACCTGATACAGGACTAAATAGGATTTTTGGTTTTTTACAACAAAGAAAAAATAATAATGAGGCTAGTTATAATACTTTAAATGATACAAGAAGATCTTCTGGTGTTTTACCGATAATGCAATCTCAAGGAATAGCAGATCCATTCCAAAAAACAGGTGATGAGTCTCTAAGAGGAGTTGTAGGTTCATTTAAAGAAAATGATAGTAGAAGTGTTTTAGGTAATAATGGTTTACCTAAAATAACTTGGACAAATAAAGATGTAGCCGGAGGTTTTAAAAGATTTATGTTTTCTATAGAAAATTTGGCTTGGATTGGTTATACTGATGGTTTACCCGAATGTGAAATAGGTAATGGAGATTTAAGTAGTAATGATAAAAGACCCGGTAGAATAATGTGGTTTCCACCATACGATTTATCTTTCGATGAATCGGTAAGTGTAGATTGGGCTAAAACTAGTTTTATTGGTAGGGGGGAACAAATTTTTACTTACAATAATACATCAAGGAGTGGTACAATAAAATTCAAAATAGTTGTCGATCATCCATCGATTATAAATGAATTGAAAAAAAATTCGACATATTCCGAAAGTGATATGTTAAAATTTTTTAAAGGTTGTAAAAGTGGAAAAGATTATGTACAGTCTGCGTTAGGTTATTTAACTTATAGTAGAGGAACAGTTTCTCAAGAAACAATAGATAGAGTAACTAATAAAATAGTTGAGGTAGGTAACACAAATTATGAAAAAAGATTTAATACTGTTACTAGTCCCGGAGGTACAAAAAATTTTACAATAAAAATTTATTTTGAAAATAATCAAACTTCAGTTAATACTACCTACGAAAATCCTGGATCGTTTGGATTAAATAGTACAGGAAACGGATTTTTAAGTCCTGAAAGTTTAAGTAATATAGGATCTTTAAATGTAAATGAAGTTAAATCAATTGATGTAACAATATCGACTACGGCTAGTAGTAGAGGTTCGGAACAAAACAATAATTTATTATTAGAAGGTAGATTTAATGAAGCTAGTTCTTGGATAAAAAGTCAAATTTCTAACATAGAATTAAACATTACGAGAGGTTCTAATGTCATAGTCCCAAATACTACTACAAATGACCCAAATTCAATTACAGAAAAAGAGGCTAGAGTTGCAAAACTTGATTTTGTTGTTAATCTTAAAGATTTAACAACTACCGGTCAGACTACTGTGGCAGTTGAAACATTTGCTGATTATTACGTCCAAGATAAAATACAAGAATTAGTTAGTAAAGTAGTTTTACCTGTTTATCGAGAGTGTGATTATTTTGAATTTTTGGAAACTAATGAAACATTCATATTTTCTCAGTTAAAGGAAAAATTAAAATATTTTCATCCAGGTTTTCACTCAACAACACCTGAAGGATTTAACTCTAGATTAACGTTTTTACATCAATGTACAAGACAAGGTCCTGCAATTGATGAAAATGCGATAAAAAGTAATTTAGCATTTGGTAGACCACCAATTTGTATATTAAGAATAGGTGATTATTTCCACACTAAAATGGTTATTGATAGTATGAGTATACAGTATGATGATAATCTATGGGATTTAAATCCGGAAGGTATTGGAGTACAACCTAGATTAGCCACAGTTTCTTTAACTGTCTCATATATAGGAGGTCAATCGTTAATGACACCAATAAAAGAATTACAAAATGCTATTGCATTTAATTTCTACGCAAATACAGAAACATTTCAGCATGCACCTATTATACTTGAAGATAGAGAAGTGATCGGTGTTGATAGGGATATTACAAAAGTTATAGCTAGTGGAAAAAAACCTAAAGAGACTATAATAGAAGAACCAAATGTACCTGATACACTTATACCATTTGTCGATTCACCGATAGGTTCTAATAGAGAATTTTATAACCAATATACTACAGATTATAATAACGCATAATAATGGCAAAATATTTTGATAGATACTCAAGTTTTAGAAATAATGGAAATACTGTTACATTACCTTTTTTACCTTTAAGTCCAAAAAGTAGCGATAAAGAAGTTTTATATGTTTTAGGTAAAGATAGAACAGATAAATTATCTCAAAGATTTTATGGTAACCCTTATTGTGGTTGGTTAATAATGATGGCAAATCCCCAATATGGAGGACTTGAATTTTTAATTCCTGATCGTACAATTATAAGAGTACCCTATCCATTTACAGATAGTTTACAACAATATGTTAATAATATAGAGATCTTTGATCAGTTATACGGAATTTTTGATGGCAACAGTTAAATCAGTAGGTAATACAAATATAAACAATGCGAAGTTAGGAACACCAAGTAATCCAAAAGACGTATATTTTGTCGAACCATTAGAAGGGGAGTCGGCAGATAATAAAGATTTGGTCATGTACATAGATTTGACTGCATCAAAAAAAAGTAGAACTGTAGCTCAAATAACTCAAAATTCTTTAAACATAAAAAATGTTAATGGAAATAAAGAAATAAATTTAATTGGTTATAGAAGACCAAATGGTAATGAAAAATCTATGACCACTGATTGGTCATATAAACCTAATTTAAGTAAAAGTAAAATTTTAGGGACACAAACAGAGTTGAGTCAAAATGTTACTGATGATGTTTTTGAAGGTTTTGGTGTTGAAAGTATAGACATTAATATAACTGCAATGAATCCTCCTGTAGTTACAATTAAATTTATTGACACAAGAGGGGGTGGATTATTTGACCAAGAAACGTTTGATCCTTTAGTTGAATCAATAAACTCATTTCAAAATTCAACATCACCATATAGTATATTTTTTGAAATGCCACCACCTTTATTTTATTTAACAATAAAAGGTTATTATGGTAATCCTGTGCAATTATGTTTATACATGACTAAATGGGACGGTAATTTCAATTCAGAAACAGGGAACTTTGAAATGACTGCAAATTTTTTGGGTTATACTTTTGCGTTTTTACAAGACATACGTTTAGGACATTTGATTGGGGCGGGAAATAGTGACGAAGGTAAGAAAAAATTAATAAAAGTTTCTAGCGTACCAAGTGCTGATAATACAACATTTCCTATATTAACATTAGATGATTTAGCAGTTAGGTTTCAAAGGATTACAATAAAAAGACAAGAAGAACAAAAAAATTCAGAAGAATTTCAAAAATTAAGAGTTATCAATGAACAAATAAAATTTGTGAATAAATTTAAATCTTATTTGGGATCGGCATCATCACCTGTTTTAATAAACAATATTAGTGGATCTAATTTAAGTCCTTCAATTTTAAAGGTTAATAGACAACAAATATTTTTTAGAGATGTAGGTATTATCGCTAAAGATGATAGTACATTAAATAATTATAATACATTATCTAATTTAGTAAAAGAGGCGTTAACTAAATATGAAGAGTTAAGAACTGCATATCCTGCCGATTTTTATAATCAAGGATTTTTAGATAAAAGTGATATACAATTTCCTGAAAAATTATCTGAAAATGGAGTAGATAAGGTTCTTTGGAAACAAACATTAGATGAAACATTAACTGAGGTAAATAGACTAATAAAGGAAAATGAAGATTATGTTACATTAGAAGCTACACAACAAATTTTTACCGCTAAAACTCAAAATAATTGGAAAGTAGATAGTGGTTTTTATATTATAAATTTAAGAAAAACAAGAGAGTCGATAGAAAAAAAATTAGATAATTTATTAGAATATAAAAAATTACAAGAACAAATTATTGAAAATAAATTTAATAGAGAAATAACTGATATTTTAGGATTTCAACCAAGTATTAAAAATATTATAGGGATATTATGTAATAATATAGAAATGTTTTTGGAAATGATTTATGATGTAGGTCTTGAGGCTCAAAGAAATAATGGTGAGGGAACTGACGCTAGACCGGCAGATAACCCAAGATACGTTAGTTTGGGTTCTTATACTAGTGATAGTGTAGAAAAAGATATAAATATTTATCCATTCCCTAAAATTGTTGATAATAATTCTAAAGAAGTTTATATAGGAAATATAAAACTTAGAGATGAAAATGTTTTTCCTGAAATAAAATTTATTAATTTGTTAACTACTGGTTTATCTTACTCTATAAAACAACTTAGTAATTTAAATCAATCACTAAAAAATATTGAAAAATATTCTAAATTAGAATCATTTCCTAATAATACTTATGATATTGGGATATCACCTTATACCGCACTTGAAGAATTACCTACAGAAAATACGGACGGTGTTGGAACAATAAATAAAGAAATTGTAGTAAGAATAATTAGAAGGGCATTTATAAGTTATGCAATGTCAAAATATAAAGATACTGCTTTATTTAAAATAGGTGATTTAGAGGCAATTAATTATTTTGAAACATTGATTAATGACGCGTCAAAAGACTACTTTAATCAATTAAGTGTATCACAAACAGATGAAAATTCTTTATTACAATTATCATTAGAGTATGGAGTTATAAGTGACGCACCAACAAATGCAAACAACTATAAATTTGAAAGTCAACTTTATACAAATAGTTTTGAAATCGATTCAATTGGAACTACAAATTCTAACACAAGAACGTGGGATAGAGTTTTAAACTTAAAAGAAGAAATAAAAAATAGTTTAAAATTGAATGATCCTGGTGATCCCGAAATAAAAAAATTTACTAGTCCTAAAAGAACTGAAAAATATATAAATAGATTTTTTGATAAAGATAAAGTTTTTACAAATAAATCTTATTTAACATTGGCGACTTTTAAAAGTGATGGTTTAAAAGATAAAATTTTACTTGGAAAAGATTTAAAGAGTGCTAACTTATTAGAAGGTTTTAATTTTAACGATTTACAAAGTGTTAGTAACGGCATTACTACTTTATATTTAAGTGTCCCACCAACACCAAATAATTTTCAAATACAACAACCATTTACAAAGACATCTCTTTATATTAATAGTACAGATTATGGTAAGGCTTATTTAATTTTAAGTTCATTATTATTTGAGACGGATAAAGTTCTTGATGATGAAATTGGTAGTGATTATACTAAAATAATCCGTTTACCTTATTTTTATTTATTATGGTTAGGAGCAAATTCTTATAGAAAAAATAATGGAGAAATAATTGCATTTAATACTGAATATCCATCAGTACCTACTACACAATTTTATAATGTTACTGAAAATAAAAGTTATGGAATTACAAATGACTATTTAATTTCTTTGTTTGAAAAAGAATTTAAAAATTGGGTAGAATCGTCCGATTCGAGTTATTTTGAGATTAAAGATAAATTAAATGAATATTTGAATAGTGATACATTAAATGAAAATAGACAAAAGGCATTGGCCGATAGTCTTAGTACCCTTATGTTTAAAGAAGTTGACTTATTAATTTATGACTCAACTTGGATGAGATTGGGTCTAAATGGAAAAGATGAAACAATACCTAAAGAATCTTTGTCCCAATACCTCACTAATTTTATGAATTCTTATAATGCAATTTATAAGAATAAGAGAGGTACTAACACTGTTGTTAGTAAAACAGAGGAAAAACCAAATCAACCTGTTGTAAATGATCCCGACATAAAATTGGCATGTTATACTGATGTAAAACAAGTATACGATAATTGGATTGCAGGAAATACTAATTCAAAAACATTTAATTGTTGTAAAGCTAGTTCATCTAAAGTTGCTAGAGAAACAAAACTTATTGACCTATTTAAGTTTGTAGATAAATTTAGAAATGCTTCGGCTGGAGATGCAATTATAAATATAAATTCTTTTAATGATCTAATTAACAAAAAAAATATTAGTATTTATTCCTTCATGAGTAAAGTAATTACTGATTCATTTTTTATGCATTTTAATCTCCCTATCTACTTAGAGTTTAATAATCCTGAGGAAGTTAAAAAGATTTTTGAACCACAATTAGTTTTTGAAAAAAATTTAATAAGTGGACCTAGTTTCTTGTGTGTTTATAATGGACCTCCTTCTACAAACTTGAAGTCAAATAATAATTATAAAGATGATAGTTTTAAATTTACGGACGAAGAAAAACCAAGTGCCGTTTTTGAGAAACAAGGAAACCAAGAAAAAACAAATTTAGTTGCATTTAATGTAAACTATGGTTCACAAAAACAATCTATTTTTAAAAATGTTTCCGTTGGTACACAAGAAAGTAAACAGACAGGTGAGTACATGACATTATTAAGTAACTATGTACTTGGAACAGGAGAGTCTAAACCGTTAATAAAGGATAATTCAGTTTATCCTATGATGAGAAATAGGTCATATACTTCATCTGTTCAGATGTTAGGTAATATGATGATACAACCACAAATGTATTTTCAATTAAATAATATACCTTTCTTCTCAGGGGCATACATGATAATGAATGTATCACACCAAGTTAGGGCTAATAATATTTACACCACATTTAAAGGAGTTCGTCAAAATAGAAGTCCTGTTAGCATTATAACTAAACCAACATCCTTTCTATCATTCCAATATGATGGTGGAATATATAGTGCATCACAATTTACTAATATTACTACTCAAGACAAAGATTTAGTTGCTGAAGCACAATCACAAGAACAAAATCCTGTAATTGCACAAGAAGTCTTAGACAATTATAGACCAACGGTCGGATCAACTTTATTAAGACCGTACAGTACCGGAGCAGAAAATCATTTGGGAATAGATATTGGTGTAGATTCTGAAAATACTTATATAAATTCAGTAGGAAAAGAAGGAACTATTTTATATTATGATCGTGATAAAGGAACTTTAGTAATAAAACATGACCCTGAAAAAAGTGATGATTTTACATATTATACAGGTTATTTTGGTTTAAAGGATATGCCATTGTTAGTTCAGGGCGGTAGGATTTCTAAATTTAAATATATTGGAAAACCATCGATATATTCGGGAGTTACTATAGAACAAAGCACAACAATACCAACACAACCAAATATTATAAAACCTAATTATACATTTGAAATAACACCAAGACGAAACGGCGCATCAGGATTTGATGCAAAAGTAATTAATAATGGTGTATTAATAGGTATTGAAGGTTTTGCTGACTTTACTGAACAAGAAGTAAAAAATGAGTTAAATGATAGAGCCAATAATAAAGGATTTAATTTTGGTGCGACACATTATATAAGTTACGAAGAATATAAAAAACAAATTAGTGGAATAAAACCGACTGAAAATATTAAAAAAACTTTTACTAAGTATTATTATCATTACGAAATCAAACGATCGAAAGAACTTGTAGAAAATTACGACCAATATCGTAGAAATTTATCTTTGAAGGCATTAAATGGTCAACAATTTGCACCTAACTTAAAGGTAAATATTGCAGATAGATCACTCCATAATGATTCTATCTACTAAAAGTTGTTAATTTCTTTTATTTTTAATATATTTGTTTTATGATAGAAAAAATAAGTGAAATTGTCGATACCAATAAACCAATTTTGATTTGTGGTTGGAACAAGGTTAAAAAACTTTACCCTAATCAGAAAATCACAAATAAAAGGATAACGGATAATATATTTTGGACTTTTTCTGAAAAAGAAAAAAGAACTGAAAATTCTAACGATATTGAAAATTTTAAAAAATATTGTATAGAAGATATTGATAAAAAATATAAATATTATTTTTTGAATCCATTTGAATTGGATTTTCCTAAATTTAGAAAAATTATAACTAAAATTAATAGTTTAGTTGGGGACAGATATTGTTTTTTTGATGGTAAACATTTTTTCATTTTGACAGAAAATGTCATTTTAGGGGTAAATTTAGATTTTTTCATAACCAATAAAAAGATCAAGGAAAGAATAATTAATTGGTTAAAACTCAAAAATTTTAATATTTTTGAAGATTCTTCGATATTTAATATAAAAGAGGTGGAAAATAAAAAGTATTTAATGCCAGTCCTACTTAAAGAAAAATATGAAAAACAACTTATTATTGGTT